GATGTAGATGCCTTGGTCAATACGACAGACGCACCGTTTAGATTTTTGCCGTGTATGGTTGCTGGTTTGGCGTATTACCTTGCTATGAAAAAAGCACCGGATAGAGTTCAGTTGTTAAAGGTTGTGTACGAAGAAGAGTTCCAACGTGCAGCAGACGAGGACGAAGATCGAGTGCCTTTGAAACTACAGCCAAGCATACAATATCTAAGAGTTAACTAATGGCTAGATACGCTTCTGGTAAAAAAGCGTGGGGGTTTTCAGACAGATCCGGGTTCAGATATCGTTTGTCCGAGATGGTTGTCGAGTGGAACGGTATGAAGGTTGGCCCCGACGAGTATGAACCAAAGCATCCACAATTGACGCAGACTCGCACAGGGGCAGATCCAGAGGCTTTGTTTGAGCCAAGGCCCAGAAATGATAAGATTCCTACAACAGTAAAGTTACCCACTTTTAATTTAGACACTTTAGTCTTTGAAGAAATTCCACTGGCAAGAGGCAGTGTTGGCACTGTAACTTTTGGTGGTACGGTTATAACTCCTACCACTTCAACAACTACAGGTGTGAATGCTACAGCCTCTATAGGAACTGTTACGGTTCTAGGGACTGGACTCACGATAACTCAAACATTTGCTGTAACTGTTGTCAGCACTTATTCAGGTAATAAGTACGCCATTGATGGATCTCAGCAAGCTACCGTAACTCTGAGCGAAGGTAACACTTATAGATTTGATCAGTCAGATAGTAGTAATTCAGGTCATCCTTTAAGATTCTCTACAACTTCTAATGGCACTCATGGTGGAGGTTCTGAATATACCACTGGAGTTTTAACTAATGGAACACCGGGTTCCTCTGGGGCGTACACTCAAATAACAGTAGCCACTGGCGCACCGACACTGTACTACTACTGTACAAATCATAGTGCTATGGGCGGAACGGCGAACACACCATGAGCTATACATACACACAACTCAAGAACGCCATACAGGATTACACAGATAATAACGAAACAAGTTTTATCTCTAACCTGGACAGATTTGTAGAAAGCGCTGAAGAGCGTATATTTACCAGCGTAGATCTTGAGCTTTTTAGAAAAAACGTAAGTGGAGCCATGACTTCCGGCAATCAATTTTTGGCCGTTCCGTCTGACTATTTAGCTACGTTTTCTATGTCTATAGAGGTTTCTAGTTCTAAACAGTTTTTACAGCAAAAAGATGTTAACTACCTTCAGGAATACACACCGAATTCAGCGACTACAGGTGTGCCCTTATATTATGCTAAATATGACTTTCAAAACTTCATACTAGCTCCGACTCCAAATGACAATTATGTGACGGAGCTACATTATTATTATCGTCCAGCAAGTCTTACGAGCAGTAAGTTTACCATCACAGTAAACAACGTAACAGGTGTGTTTGTTTCTAATGAAACAATTACAGGTGGCACGAGTGGAGAAAGCACAACAATAAACTCAATAACTTCGGCAACACAGTTTGTTGTTACCATCCCCACTGGCACGTTTACGGTGGGTGAAACAATTACAGGCGGCACGAGTGGTGCAACAGGGATAGTTGTATCTACCTCTGATGACATTACGACAACGTGGATTAGTGAGAATGCTCCAAACGCTATACTATTTGGCAGCCTCATAGAGGCTTACATATACATGAAGGGGGAGCCAGACATCATGAAGTTGTATAGCGAGAGGTTTTTGGAAGCGTTATCTAGATTGAAAGACTACGCAGAGGCTCGTGAAAATACAGATGCGTATAGAAGGGGGTTACCAGACAGGGCTAGAACATGAAGATTGCAATAGTGGGGTTAGGGGGCAGCTATTCAGATTACATTTCAGCTAGAGTTGCGTCACAAGAGTTTGACGAGGTCTGGGGAATAAATTGTATAGGCGCTATTATACACGTTGACAGGACATTTATGATGGATCCTGTAACTAGATTTATACACACAGAAAATGCTGGGTCACAAACGGGGGTGGCACGAGAGTTTCTTGCTAAGAATACAGCACCAATTTATTCTTGTATTCAGCATGCAGACTTTCCCGCGATTGAGCTATATCCCTTAGAAGAGGTAGTTAAGGACACGGGAGTTTGTTACTTTAACAATACGGTGGCTTATGCCATGGCCTATGCGATATGGAAAAAGGCTGAAAAGATTTGTTTGTATGGCATAGACTTCACATATAAAAATGTAAACATGGCAGAGTCAGGCAGAGCTTGTGTAGAGTTTTGGTGTGCTACAGCGATATCCAAAGGTATCAAGATTGAGGTTGCACATCGATCTGGACTCTTAGACACCAACGTCCCCGATAACGAAAAGTTATATGGATATCATAGATTAGAAGATCCCTTGGTTCAGACTGTTAAGGATGGAAGTCTTCTAATAACCAAACAATCCAGTATCGATCCACCTGAACCTGTTGAGAGTGAGCCTATTATCTTTGGGAGACACGACCATGTTTGACCTTAATGTTGGATCGGTGGGATCCGTCAGCGTTGTATCATCTGACAACGGTGGACTATCGAACGATCAAATTGCAGATATGTTAGCCACTAAACTAATATACATATCAGACGGGGCACCAGAGCCAATACGATTGCAAGCCGAGGCTTTTCAAGACAGAGTCAGGAATTTGGCACAATATTATATAGAGTTGGCGAGAAAAGAAGAACGTGCTAGTATTTGCGCCAGGGTCCGTGAGGCGGGTCAACATCAACTAGCTGACGCTATAGGGAGACTATAATGGCAATAGCACAAGCAATGTGTACCGCATTCAAACAGGAATTGATGTTGGGTACGCACAATTTTGCAACGAACGGTAATGCTTTCAAGCTTGCTTTGTATGCAGAAAGCAGTGGTGGAAAGTCTAGCACTACGGCTACTTTGGGAGCCACTACCACGGCATTCACCACTACAGGTGAGGTTGCTTCTAGCGGTACATACGCAACAGGCGGTGGCACACTTACCAAAGTTGCTCCAACCACTTCTGGTACAACGGCCCTTACAGATTTTGCTGATCTTAGTTTTACTACAGCGACAATCACTGCAATGGGCGCTTTGATCTACAACAGCACAAACAGCAATAAAGCTGTTGCTGTGTTAGATTTTAGTTCTAACAAAACATCTACTTCAGGAACATTCACTATTCAGTTTCCTACAGCAGATGCAAGTAACGCGATTATACGAATAGCATGATGAGGTAGCCTATGTCGTTACAAGGATGGGGAAGAGGCGGCTGGGGTGAAGGCGCTTGGGGACAACCGATCCCTGTGTCTCCAACTGGAGTTGCTGGAACCACTGCTTTAGGTTCAATTGTAGCGCAGGGCGTACAAGAGGTTGCTGTAACAGGGGTTTCAGCCACGGGTTCGGTTGGAACAGTAACGGCATTAGCAGGAGCGACTTTTGCTGTAACGGGAAGTGCTGGCACATCAGCGCTTGGAACCGTAACTCCTTTAGGAATCATATCCTTTAATGTAACAGGGGTTTCAGCTACGGCGTCCGCAGGCACAGGAACAAGCGCACCGATTCAATCTTTAGGATTTTCTGTGACAGGAGTATCAGCAAGAGGTTCAGTTGGAGATGAAAGACTTTACAGACCTATCGTTCCTTCACAAACACCAAACTGGACGAACATAGCAGCGTAAGGAAGACAGAAAAATGGCAAGCACCTATGTAAATGATTTAAGACTTAATGAGCTAGGTACTGGCGGAACTACAACCAACACTAATCTTGAGCTTATTGGCGAGGCACTTGGATTTGGCACGGAAGCCATATCTACCAATGCTGATACTCACACGAGCACGATAGCTGATGGATCAACCGATCCAGCTAGATCTATGTACATTAAATATACTGGTGCTTTAGATTCTGACTGCACCATCACTATCGGTCCTGACACGATTAGTAGAGTTCACATCATTGAGAACGCTACAACAGATAGCGGCTCTAGTGGACCATATAACATTATTATTAAACAAGGTTCAGGGGCAACAGTTACCATAGCCAATGGTCAGGTGGCTATGGTCTATCTTGATGGCGCTGGCAGCGGTGCAAAAGTCGTAAACGCTTTGACCAACCTTAGTGCAACATATGGTGCTTTATCGACCTCAGATTTGTTAAAAGTAAGTGTGGATGCAGACGCAGATGATGTCACTGGCGATAGTGCAACGGGCAGATTAACCATAGGCGCAGGTGAAGATTTAAATCTGTATCATGGTGGCACTAACTCTTACATCGTTAATGATACAGGCAATCTAGTTATAGATACAGCTAGTCTTGTTTTAAGAGGAGCAACGCCTACTCTAACTATCGGGGATGCTGATGCTGAAGATACAAAAATAGTATTCGATGGCAACGCACAAGATTTTTATGTTGGACTAGATGATAGCGAAGATGATCTAGTTATTGGTAAAGGCTCTACTCTAGGTACAACGCCAGCAATATCTGTTGATGAAAACTTAATTGTTACTGTTCACAACAGGGCAGTCAGCGGAAGTATTGTTGATGAGGGAAATGCTGGAGTCTTTGATTTAGCAGACGGCAATAACTTTAAAGCTACTCCGACAAGCACTGTCAGTGAATTAACATTCAGCAATCCTACTGCTGGTCAAAGTGGTAATGTGTTATTCGATAATTCAGCAGGTGCTACAGTTTCAGCGGCACATGCATCAGTGGCTATAAATGCGACAGCTTTAACCTCACTTAGCACTGCTGGAGTGTACTTTTTAACGTACTACTGCACTGCTGCCTCAGGGAATAATACGATACTTGTATCGGTATCAGGAGCTTTAACCTAATGTCTATAATATCAGGTGTAGGTGCGGGACTCGGTGGCGCAGGTGATTCTGGTGGTGCGCTAGGTTCATTCTATGGTCACACACTTGACCAGTCTTTGCGCTTTAATGATGATGATGATGCAAATCTAAAACGTGATATTACCACTTCAGGTAATAGAAAAACATGGACTTGGAGTGCTTGGGTAAAAAGATCATCTTTGGGTGGTTCTAATGGTCAATATTTATTTACTGATGGCAGATCAAGTTCTCTTACTTCTTTAAACTTTGATAGTAACGATAAACTTTACGTTCAACTATATGCTGGTGCAGCCAAGTACAAACTTACTAATCAGGTGTTTCGTGATACTTCAGCTTGGTATCATTTTGTGTGGCGCGTAGATACAACACAAGCAACTGCTGAAAACAGAAGCCGTGTTTATGTTAATGGAACACAGATAACATCTTGGAGTACAGAGCAAAATGTCAACCAAGATACTGATTCAACAATTAATGAGTCTGGCAATGATCATTTGATTGGGGGTTACAGTAGCGGCACTTCAAGAAATTTTGATGGTTACATGGCAGAAGTCAATTTTATTGATGGCACAAGCTATGGTCCAGACACTTTCGGTGAGACAAAAGACGGAGTGTGGATTCCAAAAAAGGTATCAGGCGTATCATACGGAACCAATGGTTTCTATTTGCCGTTTTCGCATGACAAAACATCTGAAGGATTCACACCTGTTTTATATGAAGGCACAAGAGCAGTTCAAAGTGTTCGGGGTACTGGATTTACTCCAGATTTAGTGTGGGCAAAACGAAGAGACGGTGTACAAGAAGGCAGAATTACAGATAGTGTTCGTGGCGTAAATGCACAATTAAGACCAGCGGCAACCAACATAGAAACTACCTTTTCAAATGCCGTGACAAGTTTTGATGCTGATGGTTTTACTCTTGGCGTAGATCATAGCTCCGGGAGCCAAAGTTTTAACTATTATCAAGATAGTCACGTCGCTTGGTGTTGGGAGGCTGGCGGCGCGCCTACAGCAACTAACAGTGCAGGTGCAGGAGCCACTCCAACATCAGGATCGGTTAAAATAGATGGGTCTAATCTTGGTTCTGCATTAGCTGGTACAATACCAGCAACTAAATTGACAGCTAATACGGCAAAAGGTTTTAGTATTGTGTCTTATACTGGCACAGGTTCTAACGGAACTATTGCTCACGGCTTGTCTAGTGCGCCAGAAATGATAATTATTAAAGCGAGAACAAGGGCTGAGGCTTGGCTTGTGTATCATAAATTTGACGGTGGCACAGATGGTAGGTCATTTTTGAACTTGGACGTTGCTAATGCTAAATTTGACAACGGGCCGGGAAGCTATTTTCAAGATACGCCGCCAACTTCAGATGTGTTTTATCAAAACACCTCAAGTTATAATCAAAACACAGATACATATATAGCCTACTGTTGGCATTCTGTTTCTGGCTATTCAAAATTTAGTTCGTATACAGGATCGGGTTCTAGTGGAAAAGCAGTTACAGGGTTAGGATTTCGGCCCATGTTCGTAATGATAAAACGGACAGACTCTAGTGGTGGCTGGCATGTTTTTGACAGTGTAAGATTCCCAAGCAACCCAATAGATAAACGGCTTGAGTGGGATAATGCTGAAGAGGAAAATTCTGATGCAACCGTTGATATACAGTTTGATAGTGATGGTTTTACTTTACTGACCAGCTTTGACAATATGAACGCCTCAAGCGGCACTTATATCTTTATGGCGTTTGCTGACACTAGAGATTCCGCTTTCTATAATGACTCATCTGGTAATCTAAATAATTTTACCCCAACTAATGTATTTACTCGTAGTGTCGTGCCTGACAGCCCGACTAATAATTATGCGCTTGTTAATCCTCTTGCCGTTAATACGTCAATAACTGCTTGGTCAGTCAGCAAGAATAATTCCAAAATACAATCAAGCACTAATAATAACCAAATTAGAGGCAACTTTTTGATGCAATCTGGTAAATGGTATTGGGAGCTAAGACGACACAATTCAGACAATAATAACCAACAGCTTGCACTTGGCGCAGGGGTAGCGCAACCAAGTGGCAATATTGAAAATAACCCATATCAAAGTGCAACTAATTGGTCTTATTATTCTGGCACCGGAAACATATATAATAACAATTCAAGTTCAAGTTACGGAGACTCATGGGGTACGGCAGGGGATATAGTCGGTGTTGCATTTGATGCTGATAATGGCGTGATTTGGTTTAGTAAAAATGGCACTTGG